AATCATGGAATTAAAGCCTTAATATACGGGTTGATTGATAGATTTGGGTACAGTCACATAGAAAATATGGATCGAATTAGGGTAAAGAGGTGGTAACTTGGCAAAAAGAATAAAAGCTGAAGATATAATTAACAAAGTTGAAACACACTATGATTCCACAGAACCTTTGCGTTCCAGAATGGAATCAGATTATTCACTGTACAGACTAGACCCATATGACGCAGGTGACGGATATCACTCATACACATCTAACGAACCTTCAACTTATGCAGATAAAATAGTTTCTTTTATTGCATCTTCAGAAATGATAGTTAGAATACCTAACACTAGTGAAGACAGAGAACAAAGAACTAATAATAACATTAAAGAAAGATTTTTCTTGGGAGCATTAAGACATGCAAACGAAAGATTAATAAAACAACTAAAACCATCTATCAAAGCACAATTGTCTTGGTTTATATCACTTCGTGGATGGTACGCTGGTCGTGCTCTAATAATGAAAAAAGACGATAAAAGCTACATTGACATAACTCCTTGGGACCCAATGCACACTTATTGGGGAACGGGAGACGAAGGATTGACTTGGGCATGTTATAAAGTAAAAAAATCTAAAGAAGTTATAGAATCAGAATACAATGTTAAATTAACCAAGAATGATAACTATGAAGACTGGTTAGACGTGTACGATTACTATGACAAAGATATTAACATGGTGGTATTATCTAACGGAAGAGTGGTAAAAAAAGCCACACCGCATGGTTCTCCAAGAGTACCTGTGTTTTTAGGACCTGTAGGAGCAACTCCTATGATCCAAGCATTAAACGACCATGTACCAATAGACGACACAATAGCAGATTATGGCGAATCTGTATTTAAACATAACAGAAACAGCTACGAAAATCACAACTTTATGATGAGTGTGATGCTGGAGCTAACAGCTAGGTCAAGAAAACAAGGTCTTAAAATTACATCAAGAGATGGAATGAAAACACTAGACGAAGATCCGTATAAAGAAGGCACAGAAATATCCTTGGCTCAAGGCGAAAACATAGAACCATTAGGGTTACTAGAAGCAGCCAGAGAGACCGGAGCATACATGGGACTTGTATCTGGAGAAATGCAAAGAGGATCAATCCCGCATAGCTTGTACGGAGATATACAATTTCAACTATCAGGCTTTGCAATCAACACACTTAGACAAGGAATAGACAGTGTGTTGCAACCAAAAATAGACGCACTAGAAGCAGCTTACACAGAAATGTGTATGTTAATTACAGATCAATACTTAACTGAATCTTTTGACGTTATGGAACTTTCGGGAAGAGATATGAACAGAACTTATTTTAAAGAAGAAATAACTCCGTCATCAATGAAAGATGCGGGAGATATGGAGATAACATTTGTAGGACAACTACCACAAGACGATATGTCTAAGATGAGTATGGCTCAAATAGCCAGAGAAGGTCAAACACCATTGTTACCTGATATCTTTATTAGAGATAAAATACTTGGATTACAAGACACAGATAACATGGAAGACTCTATTAAAGAACAACAAGCAGAAAGGTCACTACCTGAAGCTGCGTTATGGACTTTGTTGTCTGCGTCAGAAGAAAGAGGTAGACCAGACTTAGCACAATTTTATTACGGAGAGTTAATGCACTTGATGAACCAAAGAACTTTGGAAAGACAACAAGCAGAAATGGCATTACAACAAGCGGAACAAGCACAGCAACAAGCAACATTAGGAGGAGGCGGTGAAGGCATAGGTACAACTGGTGTCCCTCCACAAGTAAGACCTAACGCAATGACCGGAGCTCCTCCGCCAACACCTAACCCACAGGCAGCAGCTTTCGTACCACCCGGAACTCCTAGACCCGGAGCACAAACAGAAGAAGAAAGATTAACTAGAGAAGGCTTAGGACCTCAAGGAGAAATATAACATGGATTTTAACGAAATATTAAAATTATTAAGAGAAGGGCAATCCCCTGAAAGAGTAATAAATAATATATGGAGATCGATTGCTGAAGAACAAAACATTGAAAACGATTCTGTAGCAAAAGAATTAGCTAGACAATATGTAGGCACAGCTCAACAGGTTATAGCATCACAAGAAGAAGGGATCACACCAACAGAAAGAGAACAAGATGAAAGAGGGGCAATTATAGAGGGAAATGTTGTTACATCTGAAGCACAGCAAGTACAGGAAGCCATAGGGAGAAGAGGTGGCGGCGGTGTTATTTACAGAGATTATGATGCAATAATGGCGTTATCCGAAGGAGCTAGACCATACGCAGGAACGTCACAAGAAATAGATATAAAAGCTGACTTAGAAGCAGGCAAAGGATGGAATCCTGTTTTAGGAATATGGTATACAAAAGATGAATATTTAGACGACATAAGAGCAACAACTCCCCTTGGGCAGTCTGCATTATTTCCAGTAACTAAAGGGGCTGAAAAAAATTGGGATAACGATAAAGCGGTTTCTATAAATATAATTAGACAAGACAATAAAGGTCGCCCTGATACATGGAAAGTGCAAAAAATAACAGACTTGCCAACAGGAGAAGTCCCAAATGTTGAAGGACAAGCGGTTACAGTAGCCCCAACAGATACAACCACAGTTACGCCTTCAGACCCAGCAACAACAATAACAGATACAGGAGCAGCGGCAGCCACAAAAGAAGCAGCACAACCCAAAACACCCACGCCTTCAAGCGTAGGCGGAATAATAAATACAGGATTAGACTACACAAAGTTAGCTGAATTAGGAATCACTCCTAGTCAACAAGCTGCAGCATTGCCAACAATGTTACAAGGAGGCACAAGCCCGTTTGTAGCTAGAGGGTATTCAAACATTTTACAAAACTATACAGAAATATTCCCAATGCTAATGATAGCAGGTCAAATTCCTGGCTTTGGAATAGGGGATGAAAAAGATGCAACTCAGCTAATGTCTGATTTAGAAAACCCGAAAGCGTTTACCGCTTTTATAAACCAAAAACCTGAAAAAATAGCTAATGATATAAGAACTACATTAACATTATTAGAAAGTGCAAAAACAGCAAATGCAGCAGACCCTGAATGGGCTTTTAATAATAGCACAGAGATACCAGGGTTGTTGTTACAATTTTTCACTATGGATGAAACTTACGGGGAAATAGGAAGAAAAGAATTAGAGTTAAGAAAGACGTTAGGAAGTTTGGGCAAACCTAGATGGCTAGGCGATTTAATTTCTAATCAATTAGAAAAAAAATACAACCAACAATTGTTAATTGATCCTGACAAAATAGCTGAAGCTGGATTTTACAAAAACGCATTTGCTAATTTTACCACAGGCAACGCATCACTAGACTCTGTAGTGACCGAAGAAGGAACAAAAACAGCCGCGTCAGGATCAAGTCTTACAAGTGCAGATACAAAACCATTTGCATCTTCTGGGCAAACACCAGCACAAATACAAGCAGAATTAGACGCAGCAAGCGGAAAAACATCACCGAACACAAAAGCGGCAATAGATGCAGCATATACTAAATTTGGAAACAAATTATTTACTCCTTCCCCTGATACCAATACAAATACCAATACAAATACCAATACAAATACCAATACAAATACCAATACAAATACCATTAAAACATTTGCTCCAACTTCAAATATTAATACAGGTTCAGACATTGAACAAGACATACCCGCTGGGGTGACAGGAACAGCTTTAGACAATGACAAAACATCTCCAACTTTTGGCATGATGGTTACATATGAAGACGGAGTTAAAACATCAGCCTATAAAATAGATATGCAAACGGGACAAAAATTTATGTATGATCCTATGACCGGACAGTTGTCAAGTCAACAAAGCGGTAGAATTGATCCTAATACAGGAGCTAATATAGGCATGTTAGGAAATCCTAATAAAATTAACACTGACATTCCCGTGTTAGGAGCTGGCGTAAATAACATGTTTCAGCCATTTGATGATAGTATAAATCCTGTGGCTACAGGACCTGCTCCAACCCCTGCTAGGGCTGCAGAATTAATAAAGGCAGCAGGCATGCCACCTAACCCAAATGCAGCACTAAACTTTAACGAGCCAAGTTATCCATTAAATCCAGGTGCGGGTAATCTTGACCTTAACAAACCTAAAACAATAGCAAGTAGAGAAGACGAAGAATTAGATAAATTTTTAGAACAAGGAGAGTGGTTATATTAAATGGGTATGATGAGAGAAGGCTTTACACAAGCACAAATAGAAAACCAATGGGAAGATCTTTTTGGAAGATCAGGAATGTCAACTCCCTTAGATATTAGAGCACAAAGAGAAAGACAAAGAAGAGCAACCAATCCATTTTCTAGTTTTTTGCCAAGTGGTATGGGAGCAGAGATAGCTGAACAGTTTTTGACAGAAACTCCAGAAGCAGTTTATTACAGCTCTCCTGTAGCAGAAGCATTTACCAGAGAAGGAATTACGGGAAGAGAGTTTGATTTAAGAGGCGGAGCTATGCAAGGAGCAACTCCAGCTAAAGAAAGATTTTATAGACAAAGTTTTTCAGATATATATAACAGATACTTAGGAGAATTAGGAAAACAAGCAAGAGAAGGAGAGTTGCCTACCATGTCATTTAGAGAATACATGGCAACTGACCCGCTAACAACTAGATATCAAGAAATGCTCCCACAAGACAGAGCATATTTTGGGTCGGCATCTACTCAACAATTTGCTCCAAGAACAAGACAAATTTTTTATTAAGGTAAGCTATGACAAACGGACCAGTAACAAGTAAATTCGTACCATCTCCTCCGCCATCAAACAGTCAACTTCCAACAAGTCCAAGTGTAAAAAGCGGAGTTTGGAATTGGTTAACTACTCCTTTGGTTTCAGAAGAAACAGCAGATAAAGCTCCGGAATGGATAAGACCATTAGCAAGATTTGGAGCAAAGTATTTTACTGACCCTTTAACATTGGGAATTACTGTAGGAACTGCGGGGTTAGGAGGACCTGCGGCATTAGGGCTAAGAACAGCAGCTAGAGGATTACCATCGGGATTAAGAATGGGAGCAAAAATACTAGCAGCAGGTATAGAACCTGTAGCTTACTTGCCAAAAGGCAGAGCTGTAGGTAAATTAGCTCGAGTCAAACAATTAGGATTGGGAGCAAGTGGTGAAATTGCAATAACAGCATTAGCTGGATTAGGGCAAGAAACAGGAGAAAAAATAGGAGGAACACCCGGAGCTATAATAGGAGGTTTAGCAGGAGGTTTAGCTGGAGCTAGTACATTTGGTATGGGAGCAAGGCGTGTAGGAGCAACCTTACAAGCAGAAAAAATAATAGATAACAATTTAAAAAATCTTGAGAAAAAAACTAACCCACTCTCTGAAACACTAGCAGAAGCATTTGGTCCAGCAAAAAAAGAAATAGAAGTAGAAAGTCAAACAAACATTATATCAGACGTTCAAAACGAATTTGATGCTAGATGGTACGCTAGGGCAGCAAAAAAATTAAAAGATTTTGGAACTTCAAAAAAGTTTGAAGCTATGGCACGTAAACCAGAAGCTCTATTAAGAGGTCTTGCAAAACGTATAGACCCTAGAATTACAGTAAACGGGATTCCAGAATACGCAAAAGTTCTTAGAACAACAGGCGGGCATACTATAGACAATCTTGCGGCACTTATACAAAATTGGCTAAACTCTAAAGGGACAGCAGATACTTTGTTTGGGAATATCGACAGAACCCCGACTTCAAAACATGGGGCAATAACTTCTGGAGACTTGTCACCTGACGCAGTTCCAAAAGAATTATTAGGTGATTTAGATAATATAACATTACAAAACATAGCATCTAATCAACAATTAAAAGAATGGGATGATTACTTGTCTCCGGAAAGAAAAGAGTATTTAAGAAGACTGGCAGAGATAGAAAAATTTGGATTAGATTATATGAAAGAAAGCGGGATAGACGTTAAAGAAATAAACTTTGACGCATTTGACGCATTTGGAACTAAAGGTTTTACCAAAGCACAAGCAGACGAATTAGGTTTGTCAGCAGAAGACTTAAAAATAATTAATGATACACAATATGCAGGGAGAGGATTGCTTGGAAAATTTGATGCAGAAGGAAACCTTATATCAAAAGGGTTGCAAAGAAAAGACGGGACATCAATTACAATTAACAGAAGAGTTAGCTCAGAGAAAAAAAGAAGCTGGGAATCAGTAATTGACGCAGAACGTGAAGGGTATAGATATATATCATATGACGAATATGCAATTATAAACTTGAAATCCAGATTAAAACGTGGTTATGATGAACGGCTTTTGAAATGGGCTAGAGAAAATATAAACAACGAAGAACTTGGAGGAATGAAAGGATTAAGAATAACAACAGAAAACGAAGAACTTATAGCAACCATTGATCCTAATACTTTAAAATTGTATGAAGAGTCTATAATCTCGGCACGAATGTCTGTAAAAATACAAAAAGCATTAAATGCACACTTACAAGGCAAGCCTTTTACTTTGTCAGCTAAAGAAATGAGAACTATCGCTACGTTAAAAAAACAAGATAAAATTTTTGCACAATTATTAGAAGCAAGAGATTCTGTTTTTAACAAAGAAGTAAGAAGTGGAGTAGATAATGTTAGGGGAATTATTAAAAAGTTTTCTTCAGAAGTAAATGAAAAATTAAATTACGGAAACAATCCTAAAGTGTTTGCTTTGTATACAAGAGTATCTCAATTAAAAAGATTAGTGGAAAGAGAAAGAAGAAAACCTAAAGGTATGCAAAGGCTTGCTGATCCGTTTAATAAAAACTACATAATACAATTGGCAGCGAAAGCTAGCAGAGAAGGGTGGGAAAACATTTCAGACGCTGAGTTAGATAAAGCATATCAAACTTTAGCTAATGACAGTAGGTACAGACAGTTAATAGAACAACAGGATGCGTATTTAACAAAAGAAGATTTCCACGGAGCAGCTCAACAATTTGTAACAGACGGAGATGTGAGAACAATAGAAATGGACATAGGCAGAGCATTTGACAATTACGTACCTCAGTCTATGAAAGATGAATTGTCAGTAAATCAAATGGAATATTTAAAAGAAAATATAGATTCTTTTACTGAAAGAGCTGTAAACGAATCAGCTTACGCAAAAAAACAAATAAAAAACCAAAAAAATGCAAATAAAAATATTGGTTACAATTGGGAGTTTAACAAAATTACGGGGTTGTCTAAATATAAAATGAGGATTCCTAAAAAATGGAGTCAAGAACAAAGGGAAAGAGCAGAAGAAATGAAAGATGACTGGAACAAAATAGATGAAGCTATGCAAATAAAATCGTACTACACAAAAATAAACGATTTTAATGCGATACAAAGAACATTAGCATTAGCAGGTGACGGAAGTTTGTTGGCAATACAGTTACTTGCACTTCCTTTTACTCACCCTATTATTGCAGCTAAAACAGGAAAAACTTTTTTCGGAGCAGTTTTAAAAGGGTTTTTAAATGGAAGTAATAAAAAAGACCTAGCAGAATGGCATGCTAAATTTATAACAGACAATGCTGATTTAATACAAAGGTTTCCGGGGTTGCAACTTTCTACAAGAAACGAATTTTTTGAAGGGTTAGACCAAAACGGATTTTTAGATTACAGGTTGTTTGAACAAAAAGGTTTTTCAACACTTAAAAAAGGATACAAAGCGTTTTTAACTCCATTTCAAGACGGATTTATAGCAGCACAAGACTTTGCTGGTATTGAAATGTTGAAAGCATTAGAAATAACTTTGCCTCCTAACGCAACTGCAGCAGACAGAAGAAGTTTAGTTAATTTTGTAAACTCTATGAGAGGGTTAAGTGATTCTGCTGCTAAAGGAATATCACAAAATCAAAGAGCTTTAGAATCAGCATTGTTATTAGCTCCCAGATACAGAAGAGCAACAATGTCGTTATATGCTTTAGCACTAGACAACACTACTGTAGGCGGGCAACAAGCAAGGAAAGCACTATTAGGACTAGCAGGAGGAATGGCATTGACTACTGTTTCGTTACAAATAATGTTATCAGCTCAAAATGACGAGTCTATTGAAGAACTGGAATCAAAACTAGATGATATGTTTAACCCTACAAAAGGTTCTTTTCTTATGATTACATTGCCTAATGATATCAAAGTAGGACCCGGATCAAAGTTTGTATCTGATTTTAGAATACTAAGCAAAGCAGCAAAAGCAGTTGTAACTGACGAACCATTACAAGATTACCAAAACTTTTTAGCAGCAGACAAAGATAATCCAGGATTAAAATGGGTTCAAGGACAATTAGCATTAGCTCCTCAAACAGCTTTAGATGTTTGGAGAGGAACAGATTTTATGGGAGAACCCATATATAGAGGTGGGCTTGATTTAGACGGCTTGCAAAATTGGGTAGGAACTCCTTTAAAAGAAAACACTTTACCTATATGGATGCAAGAATTCACAGAAAACAACTCAGGGGTATCATTATCTCCAGAACTAGATATAGGAGGAAGGGCTGTTAGGGCAGCAGGTGAATTTTTTGGATTAAGAACAAACCCTAAAGGCGTACACAATTTATTAAAAGAAGCAGCGTATATACACATGGACAAACCTTGGGACAAATTAATGCCATTTGAAAAAGACATACTTAAATATATGTTAACAGAATCAATAGCTGAAAGAAGAGAAAAACAAATAGAAAGAAGCACTACGGATATACAAATATATTTTAATGAAACTGAAAAATTAAAAAAAGAATTTAACGACACCATGGGCAGACTTGCAGAAAGTTACGATATATTTCCTTTAACAGCAGACGGGAATAGGGCTTATAATTTCAGATATCAAAATGAAAAATTTGCTTACAGAAAAGAAAAAAACAAATTAGCAGAAAACATATTGTTTGAAGAGCAAGACACAGAACATCCTGATCCAAGATTAAGAGCATTAGCACAATATTACAATTTGTTTGACGAAGCAGAAAACGAAGCGGGAGATTTTGTGGGAACTATATTTGAAAAAAACTATAATAAACTTTTTGCAACATGGACACCAGAGCAAAGAAAAATAGTAAAAATGAGTAGATATAAAGATCCGATTGACATGAGAGTTTACAACAGATTAAAAAGAACAAACAGAAAAGAAGCTGCAAGGATAACAGAAGCATGGAATTTAAGAATAAAATATTTTGAAGACATAGGCAGACAAGATTTAGCAGAAATGGAACGGGAAAGATTTTTAAAACCTGTCGTTCCTTTAGAAGATAGGTAATTGACATTTTATTAATAAAGTTATATTTTATATATAGGAGGAAATATGGTAAATGAAAATAATACATCTGATACACAGCCAGAGTTAAACATGGTTACAGATACTACGCCTACTACAGAAGCTCCGGTAGAAACACCGATAGAAGCTCCTGCGGAAGTGCCGTCTGAAGAAACTTCTACTGAAGAGACTGAAGTTGCAGCAGAACCATCTACTGCGACAACAGAAACTACGAAAGAAGAAACTGATTTAGGTACATATCCAGCGTCAGTTGAACCTCAGAATAATTTAGAAAAGCAATTACAAGAACAACAAACTAGGATTGCTCAACTAGAAGCTGAGAGACAAACTGAACAAGTAAGGTTGCAGTCAGAACAATACAGAGATCAGTTATTGCAACAAGGGTATAGCAATGACCAAGCACAAGCTATGGCATCACAGTATTATCATCAGCAAAACCAAACTGTGCAACAGCAACAAAAGTTTGCACAGGAAAAAGAGTTTATAGAAGGTCAGTACAAGGCTTCCTTGCATTATGGAAAGCAGTACA